CCATTGACGATCATCGCCGTATGATTTCTTTTCTGTGGTGCTTGAAGCCGCAGCTTGTAAATTGCTATCTATCGCACCGGCTTTGTTTTTTAAGTCTTGAAATGACATAGTTGTATCTCCTTTAAAAATTTATATTAATTTATATTTTTTTGTATCATTTAAAAACATCTAATATAATCTTTCTCATTTTACTATCATCGAACTTTAAAAAAGATTGATACTTTGATATTTTATTGAATAAATCAGGCCACAAAATAGTTTCTGTGATCTGTTTATTCGCCCTGTTTATAAACCCAGTTAAGCGGTTTATAATGCATACAGTCTCTAATGAAACTGTACCTTCAAGATGAAGCTGGATAATTTTTGGATATGTATCTTCTATTTCCAAAAGCTTATCAAACTTTACATCCGAAATTTCTTCTAATTCGTTTTTAAACAAATAACTAATACTATCTATACGCTTTAAAAACTGTGTATATGTATCTTCATCTCTTATCATATCGCCAGTGAATGTATTTCCGGCAATTTGATGGGAGGCAAAGTATAGTATTATATCATCTTTATTTTTAAATCTTTTCCCAATTTTTGTTAACTGAAATTTGTCTGGTCTTTTCCAATATGTTTTTTCAGTTACATTAGTTTTAAAATTATACTTCCAACAATCATAACCTCTGTTAAAGTGTAGGTTAATGGCGTGATGTAGTATAAATGCTTCATATCCTGTCATTCTCATTGAGGTAATATATGTGTTGGATTACCACCTTGTAATAAATTAAGTTGCCTTGCTTCAAATTCAACATGTTCAACTATTTCTTTTGAGATTAATTTTTTGCTATCTCTTAAATCAATTTCATTATTTTCACATACTTGAATTATAGCATCAATATAGGGACAATCTTTATGAGTTCTAACAAATGTTTCAACCAATCTTGAAAATGTTTTTTTATTTAAATCAACTTCAATCACTGTTCTTCCTCTGCATAATCATAACCTTTATCTGCCTCAATCATTCTTTGCAATTCAGAATTCATTTTTAATGAACCATCTGGGTTATATGCATGTGCAATTGTTTTATGATATAATCTAATTTCTTCATTCTCACCATAAAAATCAAAGGGGTACATACCATCACGTAAGTACTGGTTCAGCCCTCTCACATAAGCTTGGGCTGCAGTTATCTTAGCTAAAGCACCTCGTTCATTCCGATGAACAGCCTTCTTCAAGTCACTTATTTTGTCTTTCTGGGCCTTTAAATACCGCTTTATGCTAACTACAGATAAACCATTGTCATCTTCTAATGCCAATACGTTTGGAGCTATATTTTTATATGCTGCAGGCTTTTTAGCTGCTCTTGCCTTAGCTAGATTAACAGCTGCTGCCTTTTTAGCCTCTTCACTCATCTTACGTTTTGCCATAATGTAGTTCCTATTTGATTAAATATAGTTATATTATATCATACTTTGCTGTAAAAGTAAACAGCTAACCTTTATATATTTTTAATATTTGACCTTCAAATGCTTCTACCTTGTCAACTCTATTAGGCCATTTAATATATTCTTTTTCAGGATTAGCCTTAAGGTTATTGAGTAAAGGTGTAATTGCATTGTATAAATTATCTAGCTTTGTTTGAGCACTTGCTGCTGAACTTGCTGATGACGCTACTTCTTTAGCGACATCTAATTCATCTTCATCTACAAGTGTAAAGCCAAAATCGAAACTTGTCATATCTTACTCCGTTAATAATTGTTTAATTCCTCGTTGCCAATTTTCTGCAGCATCTTCAACGTAACTTAAAGATTTATATTTAAAATCTTCTGTCACCATTCGAACACCTAATGCATCTTTATATGTTATTGAAAAAAACGAATGTTCACCATCCATTCCATTTATAACTTGATATAGTTTAGCAACACTACCATCGTCTTTATAGTATTCACCCATTAATTTTCTATGATTCATTTCAGTCATCATTTTCTCCTATATTATAATTTAATTTATTATCTGGAAATATTACTAATGGTGTATCTTCCCACCACCATAACTCTGGTTTGGAATGTTTATATTTAAGGTAGTCCTTCCATTTAATACAATGTGTTTTACCTTTACCATTAGGAATTCTATATTGTGATTCATTCATAGTACTATTATAACATATTTATACTAAAATGTACATAGAGAAATGGGGAATATATAGAAATATACTCCCCATTGGTGAGGCCTAATAAGGAAAGCCTCGATACTTAGAGTACCATACCTAAGTTAGAACGATAGTTTTGCCTCAAGCTTAGTTGTAGCATCTGCGCTATCAACCTGTGACCAAGAAGCTGTCCATATACCACGAGTTAACTCTACAGTTTTCGTGACAACGGCAGTCGCTGCGTCTGTCTTGTTGTAAGTACCTTTAACAGTACCTAATGTACCAAGAACACGAGAGACTGAAACTTGATTGTCATTCGTTGCTCCAGCATTTCTATCATGAACTACTTCAAGACCTAAGCCAGCAACAGTTGTACCAACTGTAACTTCAGCGTTATGTCCTGCTGTGACTTTGTTATGTACCACTTTAGCAGTTAATCCACCTGATGCAATAGAAGCTGTAGTTTCTCTTTCTTCATTTGTAACATTAGTCATTGCAACTGCAATACCACCAATTGTTCCACTTGCGTCAACTTCTGTTGAACCACCTGATTCTTGGCTAAGTCCGACTGTGTATGCACCAACAGTTGTTGTTACACCAATCTTCGTTACATCAGGATCATCTCCTGACCAGTCACCAATTTTTAGAGTAAGAACACCAGCTGTGCTCTCTACCCACATGTCATCTACGCTGAAATCTTTATCAAGAACAACGGTTACGCTTGACGCACCTGCCGTTCCCTTCATTGTAGTATGAATGTCTTGAGCGTACGTACCATGTGAATCTAGTGTACCCTCGTACAAACCCGAAAGACTAATACCAGCAAACGAAGTTGCAGATATTGCCATTGCCGCCGTCGCGACTAGTAGTTTTTTAAACATATACTTTCCTTTTTTATTTAAACAAAAAAATCCTTTTTTAAGTAGGGATGGCTACTAGGAGTTATTTATATACTTTCTATATAAACCTTCCTCTTTTTCATAAGCTTCATTTTCATTAAGCTCACGATTTTCGTGTAATTGTTGAACATGTACCATTTCATGGCACACGGTTATGATAGTTTCTTTGAAACCGAGACCTGTATCTATTTCAATATCGTACTCATCATCTTCTGCAGAATCAACAGTCCAACCCTTAACATTATCTTCTGATATATCTTCAACCGCGACTGACACTAAAACGTCTTGCGGAATACTCAATTCTTTTTTACAAAAATTTACTACATCTTCTAACAGTGCCATAGTGACCTCCTGTATCATTTTCTACTCATTGCACCGGGCCATCCACGGTCTAAAATATGAGGCTTATTTAATTCTTTTTCAATATCCTCAATTATTATTTTTGCTTCTAAAGCCGATGCAGATATATCATAGCGTTGGTACCATTGTCCCATCATTCCGATGTGATTCAGTTTAGCCTTTAGTGCTTCGAACTGCATTTCTACCTTCGCCATTATAAATCATGTGATATAGTGTTATTTATACATAATGCATTCTCCATTTGCAACACAATCACCATATCCATTAAGATAATCTTTATGTTGTTCAACAATAATAGGGTTATCTTTACATGATTCAGGTAGTGTTTGTGGATTCTCACATCCTTCATTAGCTACCCAACCAGCCACATAAAATTTTGATTTAGACCTTAAATGTGCTTCTCTATTTTCACTTGTAATTATCATAAATCTCCTGTAATAATATTATAAATTTCTTTCCACGTTCTTACTCTATGACAAGGATAATCAGTATCCTTATTCCAAGAATGTTCAATTAAAATACTTTCAAGACCGGCATCATTACCCATCTTAATGTTTGCTGCTTTGTCTTCTATCCAAAAACATTCAGTGCCATCCCAATCTTTCATTAAGACTTTATCTTTGTCCTGGCCAGTGTTTAGAATAGTGAACCCCTCAAATACATCGCCAAACACATTTCTTAAGTTTTCTTTGCGATACTCTTGAGCGAGTTTACAATTGGTTTGCGAAGTAATAACATGGAAAATATATCCATGCTCTTCATGCAATTTACGAACATATTTAATAGCATCACGTAATGGAGATAATGTTTTCATCTCTTCAGACCTATTAAATAAATTAACTAATCTTGCAGCATTTTTTTGTGGAATACCTAATGATTTGGCTACATTATATTCGCTGCCAATTCTTTGTATTCCTTCAGTTTTTTCTAACCAACGATAGAAATGAAATTCCCAATCTAATAGAACTCCATCGCAGTCAGTTAATATAACTTTGTCTTTAATTTCCCGTAGCATATTTACTCCTCTTTGCTTTTTCCCAATCATACCTATCCATAACATCCCAAGCTTCTTTAGGCAATTCGTCAAATGCTACTCCCATAGATTTTTGCATATCTGGTCTTATCATTTCGTCTGGGTCAAGAAATGGGTGAAAACCAGTATCATCTAACCATAATTTACATGAACGTAATCTTATACCTTTTAGCCCTCGAGCATCAATTGTTAATTTATTCCATCTCATAATTTGTGTCCCATTCCTAATTTTTTAAAATCTGTGTTTGCATCGATTTCATATTCTTTAAACAATTCTGTGTTTAAATGAACATTTGTGCCAGGTAGTCTTTGTCCATAATCTGCAGCCCAAGTAAATGAACCTTTATGTGCTTTTTTAGTTAACTTGGCACGTTTATAAAATACTTTATTTGGTATAACTGAAACTCGTTGAGATTCAAAATCAACAATAGCAATCCAATCACACTTATCTTTTTTAGGATGTAAATTGCCAACTGCTTTATATTTAGCTCGTTTTCCATTAACAACACCTCCACCTGTTGATTTAACTTCAATAGTTCCTATCTCAGCATCAATATCATAACTATTTCCAGCAGAACGTATATTACCTTTAAAGTAATTCCTAATTAATTTCTCACCTTGACTAGCAAATACATGTCTTAATTTGTCAGGATTATTATAAATTGCAGATGAAGTTTCTTCCCTTAGATAATTTGCAATCAATCCTAACAGTGGTGCTTTTTCAACCTGACCCATTGTTTCATTCATAATATCTCCATTAAAGCCCAAGTCCAAATAACTGCATTAGCTATTGTTAACATTATTACTAAATAATTATTAATAGACATATCTGCTCCTTTTATAAATTGCAAATGTATCTGCCATACCTTTATGACAAAATGATTGTGGTCGTATATACCAAACACCAAAACGCCATCCACCTGATACACCTCTAAACACATATCTTACTTTCCTTCGTGAAGGTGCATTGAATTCTTTTTGAACCCAAGGTAGTAATTTTATTGGTATTCCCTTTGCCAAACTTGTTTCATTGGCTGGGCTTTCATATTTAATCATTAATTCATCTAGTGTCATATTATTCTCCTTAAAAGTCACAAGCATGTGACATAACCCATGATTCTTTCATGCGTTCATTATAAAATTCACGGACCATATCTGCAGTCCATGTGTAGGTAATCTTTTCAATAGGTTCCCACTTTTGTTTCTCATTAGACCATTCTTGTGTCTTATAAGTAAACCAAGGGCCAGTGCCTTTTAGCTTATCTTGAAGACCATCTGTACCTTTTTGGTAAATACATAAATATCTACCTTTTTGGACAAAATCAACTAAGTCATCCCATCTTGCTTCTAGTCCGTTAGCTACCATTATTGAACCCTCATCATAGTAATTGGAACGGTCCATTTTTGACCATCATTCCTAGTACAAACACATTTAGTGCGATTAATTTTATCAATCGTACCATGTGCCATTGCACCCCAAGAAACTTTCATGCCAACCCTTAAATCCAATTTAGTGGCATGAGCTAATGTCTTGCGATGGGCTTTAAAGATAGGGATAATTTTATTCAAACCATCATTATCTAATGTTGCGATTAATTTTGCGATTTTATCAATGTTATTCATAATATATTTTTTCCTTTTTTTATTATTTAATAGTACTATTATACCATAGTTTTAACGTTTCGTGTAAGAACTTATGGGTCCAGGTGTGACGAGTCAGTAGGCCAAGCTTTTTCATTACCAAAGCTCCAATTGTTGAAGTGACCAATCTGTATATCT